CAGTCACTTTGCGGATTGCGTTGGTAAGTGTAAGCTCACCATCAACACGCTTCTCGACACGTACAAATGTCAAGTTACGCTCAAACGCACTCTGGCTACCGACTGTGGCCTCTGTCGAGGTATCAACTTGGATACCTTGTCGGTCAACAATCATGTAGTAGCTAAAGTCACCAAAGTAAGCAGTTCCACCAGCAATATCATTTTGCTCGTAGATTGGTCGGCCCATAAGGGTCAATTGCGGACTGTCACCTAGTCGGCTGGTCAGGTAGTTACCATTGCTATCTTTAAGCGTAATTACACGCTCCAAGGTTGCACTGTTCATTGCCCATGAACCACGAGCACGATAGCCTTGTGGCAAGCGTACCCAGGTCTGCTTAATGGCATCAGCACGTTGTGCATCTGTACCACCAGCAGCGACGGCAAGTGTACCTAGAGTGTAACCACTCATACCGGTTGGTTGGCCTGATCCAGAACCGACAAAGAAGGCCTTGTCTTCAGTTACACCGATAGCAGTTGATGCTAGTTCGGCTACCTTGTTAACAATGCTTCCACCAACACCCATAGTTGCATCAGCTACCAACTCGTTTGATAGAGGTATGATAGTTGCGAGACTATAAGGTGTAAACACGTTTTCACCAAAGTCAACAGTTGAGGTATTCTTAACTGCGGCTTCTGATCGCCAAGCGGCTTTTGGCCGATTAGCAATGTTGGGCACGTGATAGGTGTCAGTATTGGTAGTTTCAACAGTGGCAAGTTGACGCATGACTGTAGCGTCTACCATATCTTCTACAAGCATATTGGCAAACTCTTCAGGTACGACATAACCACCTCGGCTACCAGTACCTTCAACCAAGACCTGCAACTTTTGCACGTCACCAGTCAACCAAGCTTGTACAAAGTTGACAGTCTTTTGAGATACTTCTGTAACAGCCTTACCACGAGCTTTGCGCTCTGGCATGGTGACTTTAATATCTTCAAGCTCTTCTACAGTCTTTTTGCCGTATTTGCTATCAACAATAAACTTGGGTGATTTGGTAACTTCGATCTTGGCATCGTCGGAGACTTCTAGTCCTTTGTTCAATTTAGCAGTCAAAGCATCAATTGATTTGCTCAAGCGTGATTCGGCCTCTTCTACGGCCTTGTCAGCTAATTTCTTAGCAGCTTCGTCTAAAGCCTTCTCTTCGTTATCATCTTCGGCTTTGGTGGTCATTTCGGCCACATCAGCTAGAAGTTCGTCGAGTTCTTTTTGCTCAGCTTCGCTCAAACCTTCTTTATTTAGCTTCTCCTGCAGTTCTTTGATTCTGCCCATCTAATTCACCTTTCAGCGAGACGATCATTTGATCTCCCGCCTTTTTGATGATTTTTGCAGTTCGCACCGAGTCGTTTGTCTTATTCGACAAATGTTGATCTGCAGCTCGTACAATGACTTTCGCCATGTTGAGCCGGTCTTTTGTGATGCGGCTGTCTCGACCAGTATGCGGATTTAGGTGTTTAAGCCCATTCACCGCAGAATCAATTTGACCTTTTAGTATAGCCATCTCTTGTTTCATATCCTGTAGCTCATCCATAACACCACTAGGATAACCAGCTTTTGTGATTGTCTCGTTATCAAAACCAGCTTCTTTTAGTGATTTATAGCCAAGCATCAAGGCTTCAGGGTTAGCTGGTACGTTTACAACCGATACTTCCAATAATTTCTGTTTGGTGTAAGTGTTACCATCGGCTTCAACAGGTAGAAAACCAACCGACAATGTATTAACAAATCCATCTTTAACAAGCTGGCTAACAGCCCTGCCTAATTCTGTTACTTGTTGAAATGCGATTTTAACCATCAATTTAGCAGATTTGCCAGTACCCTCAACCCAAGTCTTAGTAGCTTTACCGATAGCTGGCTGGCTATGGTCATGCCCCCATAAAATAACAGGATTACTCTTAAAGTCTTTAAGATCCCAACCATCAACCTGTACAATTTCACCTTGTCGATCTTCGACGTTGGTTGATGCAACGGCAGTTACTTCGCCA